ATAGCACATAACTTAGGTAGTGTGCCCGGCATGATTATTATTAAACGCACTGATGCTGCTGGTGGATGGATAGTGTACCACCGTAGTTTAGCTAATACTTCATATTTACAGCTTCAATCTACTGCAGCTGAAACTACCGGAGTAGCTACTGTATGGAATAGTACTACACCTACTAGCAGTGTGTTCAGTTTAGGTACTGGGGCGGACGTAAATGCTAATGCGGGTACTTTCGTCGCCTACCTATTCGCCCACGACACAGCGACCGATGGGCTGATTCAGTGTGGTAGTTTTACGACTGATGGAAGTGGGAACGCTTCGGTGACGTTGGGATGGGAGCCGCAGTATTTGATGTACAAGAGGACTGACAGTACGGGCGACTGGCATATTGTTGACAGTGCGAGAGGTATGCCTGCTACGGCTGGGTCTGCGGCCCGGTTGTATCCAGACCTAAGTGCTGCGGAAGGTGTTGGGGTTGGTCCAATGCCAAGTGCAACCGGATTTAGCTTTTCCGCGTACACCGCGTCCGCAACACTGATCTACCTAGCCATCCGTCGCCCCAACAAGCCGCCAACACTGGGCACGCAGGTTTACAACGCGATTGCACGGACGGGCACAGGCGCGGCGGCTACGGTGACGGGGGTGGGGTTTGCGCCGGATTTGGTAGTTGACCAAGCCCGGACAGGCACTGCGTATGGTTGGTTCCAAGACAGATTACGGGGGAAAGAAAAGTTAAGAACCGACTTTACAAATCAGGCACTAGCAACAACCGACGCCATTTTGTCGTTCGACATGGATGGCTTGAGTTTTGGGGTAGACAGTGGCGAAGTCATAAACGGCCTACGAACATACATCAATTGGTTCTTCAAACGCGCCCCCGGCGTCTTTGACGAGGTGTGCTACACGGGCACGGGGGTAGCTAGAACAGTAGATCACGGACTAGGTGTGGCTCCAGACTTAGTGATTATCAAGAGTCGTGGTGCAGCAGCAGGTTGGGCTGTTGGCGGTAATGTTTTCCCAACGCCTACAAGTGACTACCTAGTTCTGCAAGCAACATCTGCAAAAGGCTCCGTTGCAAATATCTGGCAGACCTTTGGTGCTACTACCTTCGGCATCGGTAGTGCCAACCCAACTGACTCATCATTTAACGCCAATACTAACACCTACGTTGCCTACCTCTTCGCCAGCAAGGCTGGCATTTCCAAGGTCGGCAGCTACACAGGCGACGGCACAACTGGCAAGGTAATCAATTGCGGCTTCACCACAGGTGCACGTTTCATCCTAGTCAAGCGCACCGACTCCACAGGCGATTGGTTCGTGTGGGATACAGCTCGCGGAATCGTGGCAGGTAATGACCCACACCTGAGCCTGAACACCACTGCCGCAGAAGTTACAACCGATGACTCTATTGACCCTAGTACAGTAGGTTTCATAGTAAATCAAGTAGCTGCCACCAATATCAATGTCACGTCAGCGACGTATATCTTTTTAGCGATTGCATAATATGTATATAAATACTACAACACTACAGCAGGCGTCGGAATCTGAGCTTCGCGCTCAGTTTCCGAATACCAGCTTCTCTATACCTTTCGTCCCTCCAGAAGGCTGGATGTATGTATTTCCTTACCCTAAACCGCAGGAACCTAATAGTTACGTAATCCCAGGTACTCCAGAACTAACGGTTCTAGGGCATTGGGAGGAACGCTGGAATGTAGTGCCCTTCTCTCAAGAAGAAATCGATGCTAGAGCTGAGCAATCTCGTTTAAGCGCTATACCTTACGCAGTAAGTCCCAGGCAAATTCGCCAAGGGCTTACTGCAGTTGGCTTACGTGCTTCAGTAGAGGCTGCAATTGCTGTAGCTAATCAAGATACTAAAGATTGGTATGAATTTGCTACCACTTTTGAACGTAACAACCCCTTAGTGCTAACACTAGCAACTGCACTTAATGTTACAGAAAGGCAATTAGACGATCTATGGACCTACTCAGGAAGCTTGTAACTAGAGTAGTTAATATTCTATTTGCTTTTGACTGTGCGTTATTTGCACTATGTACACTAGGAGGCTCGTATCCGTATGAGTCTTTTAGTTCCGCTGCGTATAGGGGCGAGCTACATAACCGTATATACGGAAAAATAGCTCGTCCTACTATAGATGGCCTATTTACTTTACTAGGCCAGAAAGAGCATTGTAGGTATGCGTACTACTACTCTAAATTTAATTTACCAGAGGATATGAGATGATTAAGACTATAATGATAGGTGACTCTGTCCTTTACGGAGCATTAGGTGAAGGCACAGGGCCTTTAGGATGCGGCAGAGTTTCCCCTCATCCACAAGAAGTATTAAACTCACATCAAGGAGTGTTTGACTTCTGCTATAACTATGCTATGCCAGGAGCTAGCTTCGCAGGGGTATTAAGCGCGGATTCTTTAATAAGAACAGCTAATGGTATGCCTAATGGTGTACCCTTATTTGATTTACTAGAGGATGTACATCCTGATGCTGGAGCGGTACTAATTAATTTAGGTGGCAACGATTTCAGTGGGGCCACTCTTATAAGTAATATCGATATTGTAGCAGATATTTGTAAATACCAAAATAAACTATTTGCCTTTGTAGGTTTAGTAGATATATGTGTAAAAGAAAGTATTGAGAATACTAACTATACCGGAGATATATTACCATATCTAGAACAAACAGGTAGGTTTGCTTATAATTCAGATACCTTAAAGCAGGTATGCGTTATCAAAGGCTATCCTTACGTAGATATTAGAAATAACGTAAAACATGATCTAGTAGGAATTACGGGGGATTTAGTACACCCTAATCAAGCGTACTCTGAGGCTATCTTTACTCACGTTGCGAAAGCAATAACAGGACAAATATGAAAAAACTTCTTGTAGCTATGCTACTATCTTTAGGCCTAGTTGGGTGCGCTACTAATGATTACTCAATCTATGCTAAATCTCAGGCAACTGTAGAAACTGCTAAGTATAACGCAGAAGCTGCCAAGTATAAAGCCATGGGCGAAATTGCAGCCAGCGGAACCGAAGCCGCGAAAGTGGCAGCAGTTATGGCACTTGCATTAGGTAATCAATCTAGCAATCAACAAACCTCGTTGCAAGCCCCACAAGCTAGTACCGCTCTACAATGGGCTCAAGTACTTGTACCTGGTCTAACTCAAGTAGCAAGTATTGCAGCTAATATGCGTGTAGGTATTGTACAATCTGATAATTCTGCCAAAGTGGCTGTATCGACGAATGATGCCTTCCTTGGAATGTCAAGTAAGATTCAAGCTGCACCAACCAATACCACTACTACTAACGTGTTATCTGGTTACGGTACCATGGGCTCAGGTTCTTATACTACCAATGCTAATCCTACGCTAAGTGGAACAGGTACTCTAGGTAGCGGAACTTTCGCACCTATTGATCGTCACGATACTGTTCCAGTAATTACAACTCCAGTACCCTCAACTGTACTGAAATAAGCAAATACCGCCTCGAAAGGGCGGTATTTTTTTGCCCCTTGACTTTTACCTGCCTAAATGTTATAATAGAGATTATGAGTATACTTTCAGGAAGGTAGAAACAATGAATTCATCTAGAAAAAGGGTTAGACACCCTTTAGTTACATTATACTGGGAGTCTACTAAGTCTTTAAGGTTTATTTCCATACCGGTAAGCATTTTAGCTGCTATAGGTATATCATTACGAACACATACACCACAAGGGGATATAGCTTTAATGCTAGAGTTGGCCCCCTGGTACGTATATTCTATTATGTTAACTATTACAGGTTTGTTTAGACTATATGGCCTAATTTATCCTAAATACGACTGCTTAGAAATTGGCCCTTGTACTTGCGCTAGAAGCGTAGGTAGCATTATAATAAGTGTTTTCAGTATTATTGTTTGGTCTATACTATTTGTGTCCTCCGCTATTGCTGTAGACTTTGGGCTAGGGTTATTATTAATTATACCTTGTATGATAGAAGTATGGCTATTAAGTAGAGCTATAGTTTCATACTCGATCTATAAGGATAGGCATAAAAATGAGTGATATTCTACTAATACTAAACACCCCTGGAGGCTCCCTAGCATTCATAGCAGCCGTGCTAGCAATCTTTTTAGTAGTAGTAGCAACATACCTACCTAAATTTATGAACGCGTTTAAAACAGATAAATTAGATGGTAATATTCTTAACAGGCTAGAAAAGATGGAGGCCTACGCCTCAGCCCAAGCAAAAAAGAATTCTGAGCAAGATCATAAAATACATAGGTTTGCTGTAAAGGTAACAAAGCTAGTAGTTGTTATGATCAGGCTAGAAAGTTTGCTTATGTTTCATAATATCCCTATTCCGCAAGACTTACAAGACGAAATTAATGAACTTAAAGACGACCCTGAAGAATATTAAATCTAGTAAATAATAAAAATTCCCGCCCCTTAAAAGGCGGGAATTTTTTTGTCTTGACTTTACTGAGGTAACATAGTATAATTGTAGAAAATAAAGGTACGCACTGTAAATATAGCGTGCACGTAACTAGATACAGAGGGACAAAATTATGGCGGCACCAACGAAAGTAAACTTCAAAATACACCAAGGCGGTACCTTTAAGGAAATTCTGCGCTGGGAAACATCTTCTAAGACGTACAAAGTTATTACAGCTATCACTAAGGCGGCACCTATTGTCATTACGGCTGTGGGTCACGGCATCCCTGTAGGCTGGAGAGCCAAAGTAACTGATGTAGTAGGTATGAAAGAGATTAACTCTGCTGACGTATACCACACAGTCACTAGTGCTACTACAGATACTGTGACTATTAACGCTATAAATTCCAGTTCATACACAGCGTATGTGAGTGGGGGCGTGCTTGAGTACAATACGCCACGTAGTTTAAGCGGTGTTACAGCTAGAATGCAAATACGCTCCACCTTAACTGACTCGGTTGTTATTGACGAACTTACCACGGAAAATGGTAAATTAGTAATTGATGATGCTTTAAAAACTATTACTATATTAGTTAGTGCTACAGCTACAGCTTTATATGATTTTAGCTCTGCAGTATACAGTTTAGAGCTAATTGACGGGGCGGAAGTGATTCCATTTGTATATGGAACATTAACCCTAGTTAAAGAAATAACTAGATAACATGGCTGATACTATTATTAGTGAAAATACTGGGAATATAGTTAGTACTGTAGAGTCTAACGGAGTAGTAAATACTGCTAGTGTAGATTCAGTACTAGTTAATTCAGAATTCAGTACTTATGCTGTAGTATCTACTACAGACACTATCTTAGTAGAATCTAGCACTACTAACGTAGTAGTAACCGGCCTAGTCGGCCCACAGGGCCAGCCAGGCGTACCCGAAGAGGACCTTATGTACAGTAAACGAGTAGACTTTATATCAGAGACTGAACTGTATAAAGGCGAAGCTGCTGTTGGCAGCTCAGAGAATTCAGGTGTTTGGCGCGTACGTAAAATCGTACTAGGTGTCGACGGCGATATGACAGAAACATGGGCAGACGGTACTGCTTTGTTTGATAAAGTTTGGGCTGACAGAGCCTCATTAATTTACAGCTAGGAATATAAATGACAGCGTATACGCACAATACTGGCGGAATAGTCTATTATGATGCCTTAACTACCCCAAGTGTCAATGCCACGCTGGATACACACGCAATTAGTAACGATACTACCTTTATAGTACGTACAGATACATATGCTTGCGCCAATCATAGTATTGCCGGAGGTTCATTAGATACAGTTACCTTTACAGGTACTGGAGGCGAACTACGCTTTGACCCTACCTATGTACGTGTAATTGCGTATACAGGAGGATCCGGTAACTCTCCAGCGTATGGTGCAGCAATCAGCCAAGGTGGGGTATCTGGTGTATTCCTAGGGTGCTGGACTAACTGGTTATCTGACCCTATTGTAGCAGGCGCTGCTATAGGTGCTACTGGATATATGAAGATTGGTGGAGTTACTGGAGGTAATTTTGCTGCAGGTGCACTGACTGGTATTACAGCCACATGCTCTGGTGCGGATGTGCAGGGCTGGATTGAAATTAAAGGCCCTGATACTGCTACTATTACTGTGCCTCGTATCGGAGCCGTTACATCTGTTGAGGCCTGGTTTGAACTGGGTACCACTAATGGAGCTAGAGGTCAGTTGATCCCCTGCCCTACTTGTGTAACAAATAACTTTGTTTGGACTGGTGTGTGGATTGAGTCTTCTGCAGGTTCAGGAATATATGAGAGATACGGAGGAGCGGGTACACAAGTTGCTATTAGCACTACCCGTACAGACGCTTCCACAAAAATATTCTGGCAAACTACTGGCGGTATTAGAATAGGTAACGACGGTACAAATGGGGTAGGGTATTTACCTCCAACAGGCTGTAAGGTACGCATTCCTGCAGTTATTTTGACTAACTGCACACGTGTTGTAGGCGGCTCGGGTCCTAGGGTACTTCCTAATGCTACAATTGCTACACGTCAAGAAATGATTACAACAGGTGCAGGATACTTTGATATGCGCGGATGCGTTATTCAGTGGTACATGAATCTGGTACAGCCGTTCTACGTTAAGTACAAATCATGTGCCATCAGTGATGCCATGATCCTGTCCGAGGTAGCCTCCCCTCTAGACGTTGATAATTGCATCGTGGCTCCAACCCAGGCACAGATTAATACTGCTCTACAAATTTCCTCTTGCTTTGCCGGAGGCACAGTTCAAAACAGTAACTTCTGGTCATTCTCTTTAGCTGCTACAGGTAGATATATTGGCTCCATTAATTATACCACAGGAGTTACTTTTTCTAGTAACTTGTATGGGTCCCTTACACTACGCGCTAATGCTACAACAGGGGCATTGACTAGTACTCAGGCAGTTAATTGCACTTTTACAAGCAATACTCATGTAGGTGGTAGAGGGGTATTCGTTGGAGCTCAGAATTGTACGTTCAGTAGCATAACTTATTATGATCATACTTTAACTACAACAACTACTAGTACGAATCCAATGTATATATTGGACTTTACTACTGGCGGCAGCGGTAATACAATAAGTGGATTTACACTGCCTTTACCAAATAACGGCCCATATGCTGGCCTAATATCACTAAATGCTTGTTACAATACTACTATTAACAGCATTGGTACTAGTACAGTGGCCCCTCTAGTAATGACTAATACTGTTACAGGTCTTGGAGTTAACGGAGCGGGTAATAATTCTGGCATAACCATTAAACGTATGTTTCTTTCAGGTACTCGTACAGGTCCGTATGTGTTTGTTAACTCAGATACAGGTATTGTTATTGAAAACTGTATGGGTGATTACGCAGATACTACAGTGATGGCAGGTCTAAACGCCATAGAGAAAAACGTAGGTATTACTAGTGCTACAACAGGTCAAGTGTCTGTTTATGGTACACATTGGAAAACTAGGTTTACTTCAACTACTGCAGGATTTACAGAAGTTACTTGTAATGAACCTACCAGTGCCAGTGTCGCTCAGTGCTTCGTTAGTGGTGGTATACCTCAGTTTAACTCTAGTGGTTCTGTACTGCTTACTAAAGTTGGGGACTCTGTAACTTGGGAAATGCCTTATTTCGCTTTAGGGTATACTGCGTTTACTAATAGCGCCCCTACAATCACAGGAACTAACGTTACTTTTGGAACTCGCTGGGGTAATCATGATATAGAATTCCAGATCGATACTGGGTCAGGGTATGGTGGCTCTTGGTTAAACCTAACTGCTGCAAATCTAATAGCGCAGACTATTACTGCAACTACTGGGTATAAATTAAAGATACGAGCAACCTGTGCTATCGCTGCAGCGGGTAACGTAATAACAAATATGCGCGTAGCTATGACTACTACTAGTAATGCTCAACGCGATAACCTATACCCTCTATCTTCTAATACTGTAACCTTTACAGGACCCCCAACTGGAACGGATATGGTAGTTTTGACTGCAGGTACTACTACAGTTCTTTACTCAGTAGATTCAGCTTCCACATTCACATACACTTATTCTGGAGCTCAGACAGTTGATGTTGGCTTCATTAAAACTGGATATGTGCCCTATTATATAAGAAATCTATCGCTAAGTACGACAGATTCTAGCATCCCGGTGGCTATGACGGCCGATAGAAATTTTATTTAAGGACCTATAATGGCAAAAATTACCTCCCGTGCTGGCTTAAACGTAGGCACAGAATTAACCATTGACGAAACATTAAAAACGTTTACTTTAAACGTAGCTGGTGGATTAGTCGCCAAAGACGGTGTAACTCTACAGGCACTATACTCTAAGTTTGTTGAATTGTGGGCTACGTCTACATATCAAGACTCTCCGTTCCCAATGTATGCGATTGACGCGTTGTCTGGTCAGTTCCAGTTCGGTACTGACGGTGCTACATATAGTGGATGGAAACCTGCTAATGATGCTACTCGTCAAATGTTACGCGATGGTGGTTGGTCAGAATACAACTCAGCAGGTACTTTAGCTCGCCAATATGCTGGTATTGTAGGTCTTGGTACCGTATCTTCTGGTGCGCAGCTTTACTGGCAACGTACTTCTACAGGATCTCCAACAAACTTTACCTTTACTGATCAATGTAATGAAGGTATTCAAGTTTATGGTGATATCGCTGCTGATGCGACTACTACTACTTTCGATAATAGAACGTATTTCAAAGGCTTCGTACGCGAATATAATTATAAGTACAAGGACTCTATTCTAGCCGATACAGGTAAAACTGCAACTGGTGCGAACTTAGTTAACTTGCTACTATCTAATGAAGCTGACTTAGATATTACTTCTAATGACGCAGGTATCACTGCTAGTCCTTATTCTGAAATTAATGTAAAGTATTTTCCTTACCCATTCACTAAGGATGTAGACGCTATAGGAACGCCTAGGGATTTTGGTATTGTTGTAGATGTAGGTACTTTTTCGGGGATAGATGGTAACGGAGCTAGCGCAGCCACTGCCCTATCCACCGCAGAGGGCATACCTTCTCTTAGTACTTATTATGGTGGTACCTTAGTTATTCATAATGGGGCGGCTAAAGGGTCGTATACTATTGCAGCTTCAGGCGGGGGTCTCAATAGTATACCAATTACTACAGGGCTACTAGGTATAGCCTCAGACCATTGTTTTACTCTGTATAGGGCGGTACCTATTTCTGCTACGTTACAGCAGATTTATACTAAAATTCAGTACCAACTGCGCCAAAATAGTAACATCAATGACTTACCTACTACAGGTCCTGTTACAGGTAAAACTGCCAGTATCCTATTAAACTTCGTAGGTTCTGAACTTAAAGCAGGTTTCTTCGCTCCTACAAACCCACACGGAGGTGGAAACGGCGTAACTATTATGGGTTACCGTACTGCAGATACTAATAGCTTTGTATCTTACGATAATACTGCTATTACTCGCAGCTACCCATATGCTGCCGCAGGTTCTATTACCTTCAATACACCATTAGTGGGTGCAGGTTCTAGCTACCGTCTAATGTTTACTGCACCTCCTGGAGCAGGTAATGACTACGGCGAGTCAGGTGCTATCACTGTTAATAACGCGTCAGGTACGCCTATTACCGGTACTATTAGTGCGGCATCAATTAACTTTGATTACGATTACGATGGTAACGTACAAGGCGGATTTACCGGCGGTACAGATCGTCCAGTTACATTAGTTGGCGTTCGCCCAGGTAGTGGTAAGTTCGTGGTTGCCACAGGTACTCTAACTCGTAGCAAGGCAATTTCTCTATCATTAGTTGCTGAAGCAGATCGCGTTTACGCTTAAACATAACTACAGGGCTACGGCCCTGTATCTAAAGGATAATAATGACAAATAGTTATGTACAGGTGCCTCCTGATTCAACAGGCAAACGATTAGCGTCACGCCAACATACTGTTGATGCTTTGGCTGTAGAAGCCCAATTAATGCATATAGCTTCCGGAGATAACGCTGCAAATGCGCTTAGCGTAGATAACCGTGGAGCTGCTCAAGTACGATTTACTGAAGGTCAGGGTATCCTTACTTCATTTGGATCTTTAAAAACTGAGTCTGAAAGACAATTGGGGGTTTATGAGGCCAGCTTAGATACTTATGATGACTTATTTACTATCGACTTAGCTACCGGCGGTACTAGTACGTATGACGCTGTAAAGTCCTCTGTAGTTTTAGCTACTACTACAGATAGCGGATCGCGCTGTACTAGAACAACTAATAGGTACCATTACTACTTACCAGGTACTAGTAATCTCGCACGTATCTCTGTAGCTTGCGGGGACATTGGTAAGACTGGTAATAAACGTCGTTGGGGTTGCTACGATGATAGTGACGGTATATTTTTTGAATTAAATGGAACTGAAGTAAGGGTAGTTATACGTAGTTCTACCTCTGGTAGTATTGTGGATACTCCAGTACCTCGGGCAGCTTGGACTGATAAGATGGACGGTACCGGATTATCAGGTTTTAATCTTGACGTAACTAAAGTAAATAACTACTGGGCGGATTATACATTTTCTGGAGCAGGTAGAGTACGTTTTGGAGTCTATGAGCCTAACGGTGCTAGACTTGTAGCCTATACTATTCAAACAGGTAATGTGTACCCATACCCATCTATTCGTACAGCTACTCTGCCATTACGAACTGAAAATTTAAATACGAGTGCTACTGGTAGCTCTAGCGAGTTGCGAGAAGTCGTTATGTCCGTCGCTACTGAAGCAGACCCTATAGATTATACGTTTTGGCGCTCAGCTGATATGGAAGTTTATGGTGTTACGACTACTACAGATACCCACTTAATTAGTATGCAGTCTATTCCTACTATTAACGGTAAACATAATGCTGTGCAGGCGTACCCAGAAGTACTAAGTGTAGTGGCTATCGGAGGTGCGGTTGCAGTTACGCTATGGCAAACAGTTGAAATTACTTCCCCTTCATGGGTTATCGGCAGCGGAAATACTTCCATATTAGGATCTGCAGCAGGTACTATAAATCTGACTGGTGCGCGTAAATTTGCTACTTTCTTTGTAGCAGAAGGCGTAGCTAATATTGACCTAACACCTTATTTTGAAGTTAATGATGAAGGTATTATGTCTACTGCTAGTGGAGTTGGGGAGATATGGAGCATTACTGCCACTAAGTTGTCTGGTACTACAGTAACTACAGGTGTAAACCTGGCATATAGAGAGCTGTGGTAAATGGCGGCCCTAGTATGGGGGGCCTGGTCACCCGACTGGGCCCTTGGAAATAAAGTAGACTTTGATGGCATAAATAGGATAATTTATGTACACCCAGAAGTTACAGCATTAGATATACGCTCTGAAGTTTATTCGGCTTGGATAGATTGGGTAGTACTTAGAGATAATGCTAAATACCTACCCGCTATGCGTTACACAGGTTTCGACCCTATTGGTGGGGGTCAGTATACTGGTGACTCTTACTTCCTGATCAATGGATGGAAACTAAGCGTTGATTTGGCTAAGGTTAGAGTTACAGGAGTGTTATTCTCTGATAACTATGATACTGCTTATTATACTCCTTCTTTAGTAGCACAATACCCTGCCACAGTATCTGCCCTAGTATCTACAGTTAGTGTTGCTGCTACGGTATCCGCAAATGATATATGGTCTCATAGTACCCGTGCTTTAAGTGTTAACCCACCTACTGCTAGTGAAGTTGCCGATGCAACATGGGCCCATTCTTTTGCAAACAAGCTACTAACTGTAGCTAAATTCTTAGGACTTAAATGATTATAGACTACCTAAAACTAGGCGTTATTAGCCTGGTTTTCTCAGTTGTTACAGGCTTTGGGTACCTAGGGTATTCAAAGATCAAACAAATTGGATACGAAGAAGCTAAAGTGGAGTACCAGGTTAAATACAAAGAGTATGTTGACTCCCATCAGACTAAGCTTGATAGTATCGTAAAGACTTCGGAAGTTTTATTAGTAGAGTCGCGTAAAAGTAATGTTGATACACTTAAAGGTATTAACACTATTTTAGCTTCTACAAAAGGCAAACCTTTGGTAATTGTAAAAGATGGCGGATGTGTACCAAGTCCAACTTTTACAGATAGCATTTCTGAGATAAATAAACAGGTGAATGAGAAGATGAAGGGTAAAGTAAAATGAAAACTATCCTTTCTATAATCCTTTCAACTTTTCTACTTTTTGGCTGCGCGACAGTTGAATTAGATGAACCAGTTGTCGAGCTAATCAAGCCAATGCAGTTTGATAAAGAGGTTTTAGAACTATGCCCTGCTTTGGATGATAAGGTAATAACACCTACATTTGAAAATGTGCAAGCAGCTTACGCAGATACAGCCAACAAATATGCTATATGTGCTAACAAGCAATATAATAGCGTAAAAATTATCAAAGAATTTGGTAATATTAAATAAAGGAGTATAATTTGAAAACTAGTAAAAAAGGCATTCAAGTTATTAAAGAGTTTGAAGGCTGTAAATTAAAGTCTTATCAAGATATTGTAGGCGTCTGGACTATTGGTTATGGCTTCACTAAAGGTGTAAGCCCTAACGATACCATGACTCAGACAGAATGTGAAGAACGTCTGCTTGAGGAATTGGCTTCGTATGAGCAAGCGGTGCACGAAGGCACAGGTGGAGAATACACGCAAAATCAATTCGATGCAATGGTATCCTTAGCATGGAACATTGGTATTGCTGGATTCCGTAAATCTAGTGTCCTTAAAGCGCATGTTCGTGGCGATTATCAAGCTGCTGCTAGAGCTTTCGGGCTATGGAACAAAGCAGGCGGTAAAGTAGTTGCAGGCCTAACTAGACGTAGAGCTGCTGAATCAGTACTGTACCTAACTCCTGAAGCATATGAACCTAAACTGGATATGCCGCAACGAGTTGACGAAGAAAGACCTATGACGTCCAGTACTATTAATAGGGCTGGAGTTATAGCTGGAGGAACTGCAACTATTGCAGGTGTTTCTCAAACTATCGATACAGTAAATAATTTAAAGTATTCGATTGCTAGCTTAGGTGATTGGTTAGTACCCGCCTTATTGGTACTAACAATAGTTTCTGTAGGGTACATTATTTACGAACGCGTAATGCAACGTAAAAATGGTTGGGTTTAGGGTTTAAAAATTATCCTCTTGACAAGTAATACTGGAAATGTTAAAATATACTTTACTAATATAGTGGAGTAAGTTATGACCTGCGGAATTTACAGATTAATTTTTAAAGGGCTAGATAAATATTATATAGGTCAAAGTATACATATTGAAGATAGGTATAAAGAGCATCTCAGAAACTTAAAAAGTAATAACGGTAAAAGTAACTATAAAGTATATAATGCGTATCTTAAATACGGGGAGCCTACTCTTGAAATACTATGTGAATGTACTTATGAAGATCTAAATAAGTATGAAGAAGAAGCTTTTGAAATATTTAAAGCTTCTTCTCATGGTTTAAATATTTCAAATAAAGCTAATAGTGGCGGAGTACTAGGTTCAGATAATGTATTAGCTAGATATAGTAATGAAACATACGAAAAGATATTTCATATGCTAGTAAATAGTACCTTTTCAATTAAAACTATTGCCGTAGAGTGTGATGTTACTGAGGATACCGTAACGGATATATCTAGAGGGAAATCACATGTTAGGTCTTTATACTCTAAATACCCTGTAGAGTATACTAAATATATGAGTAGTAGAAGAACCCAATCTATGGGTAAATTTTCAAATAGTAATACAGTTAGTTTAATTAGTCCAAATGGAGATATTATAGAAGTAGGCAATACGATTAGTAATTTTTGTAAAGAGTATAATTTAGACCCTATTAATATAGGGAGGGTTATATCTGGTTCTCGCTTATCACATAAGAAATGGCGATTACATAAAGGGTAATATATGAGTAGAAATTCTGGTAAAAGAGCACGTAAATTTCAACAAGAACCTAAGGCAGATTATGCTACTAAAAGAGGTTCTGCTAAAGAAGTAGATGAAGTGTATCAAACTAACGAGAAGTTTAGGGAATTACAGCCCATGAACTTCATTCAGGGCGAGTACTACGAAGCTATTAAACATAATGAAATCGTGTTCGGCGTAGGTTCAGCAGGTACAGGTAAAACGTATATTGCTGCTATGTATGCTGCTAGTGAGTTATTTCATCGCAGAGTTAATAAAATCGTATTAACTCGCCCCAATGTAGAAACAGGTAGAGGTTTAGGCTTTCTACCTGGCACTTTAGAAGAGAAATATGCCCCTTACCTTTTACCTTTTGATGCTATATTTTCCAAAGCTTTGGGCAGAGGATTTTATGACTACGCCCTTAAATCCAAAACAATCGAACCAACCCCGCTCGGATTCCTCAGAGGAATGACCTTTGAAAACTGTATTGTTCTAGTTGATGAAGCTCAGAACTGTACTAAAGAAGAAATGAAAATGCTTCTTTCCAGAATCGGAAAGAATTGCAAGATGATTTTCTCAGGCGACTGTGATCAGAGTGATATTGGTAGAGACTCTGGCCTGTTGGATGCAGTAAATCGTTTAGAAGGTATTTCCGGTATTGAGATAATCGATTTTATGGACGAAGATATTGTGCGTTCTAAAATGTGTAAAGCCATTATTATGGCGTACAGATAATAATAAAGCCACTAAACGTAGTACGTTTAGTGGCTTTATTTATGCCAACCTCCACCCTTTATGCGACTTCCTAGACCCTCGTAGAACACAGCCTAAATTGGAAGGGGTTAAATTGTGTTCTTCAGCAAAGCTTTTAATATTGGTAATTGTATAGGCTCTACCTTCTGGAGAAATAATATCAGGATGGACTCTACCAATACCTTCCAGTGAGTTGGAGAAACTAGCTTTAGAGCCCTTAGCTTGTAGCATTTTTTGATACCCTATAGTATTGTACTCCGATAACCAAGTATGATTCTTACCCCTAACTATTTGCTTTATAGTATCTATAGATACACCTGTTATACTACTGATACCTCTATAGGAATAGTTACTAGAATAGATTAACATGTTAAATACTTCTATAATTTGAGAATTACTGAATTTTGAATTACCATTTAATTCTCCGGGCGAAATGCCTCCACAAATTTTAGAAGTAGTATTAAACCCTTCTACCACTGAGTTAAATCCTTCTATAGCTAAGTGTTCCAGTTCGTCTAGTTCCCCCCTGTCGCATTCTAGTAAAATTTCTAGATCAGGATACGAGTATAAATTATACGCCTCCATTAGCTTAGCCGTATGTTTTTTGCTACTGAAGGTGTCCAAATGCGCTTTATATCTAGTTTCTATACCCATAGATTGACCTATGTATACCTTATCTGTACCTTTGAAATTTAATTTATATATACCACATGTCATAACGTCTCCAATTATTTTTCTGTCATATATATATATTATATCACTATCCCTAGAGAAAGTCAATATATAAATTTTTGAAACCTAACAAAAAAGCCCGCTTAGATTGCTCTAAGCGGGCTTTTTTCATTTACTCAGTAATAACCGGCTCTATCTTGGGCTGACTAGCTTGTTTAAACTGCTCAATAAGACTTCCAATTATTTGGTGTACGTCTTTGAATGGCTTATCTGCTAAAGCACCAAGAACTGTATCCCATTCTTTCTGGGTTAATGATAGGCTAAATTTAGGTTCCATGTTTTTCTCTGTGTTAAAATTGAATCTCACATCCGTCTACTCCGCTACAAGCTAACTCTGCCTTAAGGTCGATAGATACTCCATCTTCCTCAAATACTTTACTAATGTCAATGCCATTTAGTAAAGGTAGCATCTCTAAATACTTTTCTTCTGTAATATCTTCAAAGGGTAGTTGAGGATATGCTTCTGCACCAAAGTAAGGCAGCACAGATATTCCATTGTAGAAGTCCCTATTAGACCACATCCAGTCTTTTAGAATACCCCATTCACCATCTTTAACTGAAATAGTACAAGATACGTTATGTTGGTTAATACCATTAGTATGCCCAGTAGTCACCCACTTACTGGATACGTTTTTGACACGTTCTAGTAAATTCATCATTGACTCAGTTCTTACTGTAGCACCTTCTGGGGCTCTCTGGGGGAAGCTAAGAACTACTTGGTTATCTTTAGTAACGTCTTGCTCAACTAGTCCGGGAGCTGCTTTCATCATGTACTGAGCCAGAGCTTCATCCTTACCTGCACGCATTCTACGAATATAGAAAGGAGCATGCCATGCATGAATTCCTGAGCTTGTCCCCAGTACTAAACTTGTTGTTCCAGCCGGTTTAACACAGGTTGTTCTAGCAGCAGAGTTGATTCCAAGTTGCTTAGCCACTATTGCATTAGTTTCAACTACGCACTCAGCAGCCCAATCCATATCTAGCTTCTCAACTGTACCACTAGCAATACCTGTCATACTAACGCCGAGCAAGGCATCCTTCTCACAAGCGATCTTCCACTTAGGGTTCAGATAGTGAAAGTCTGTATAACCAGCTTGTAGTGTACCAATAAACGCAGCCGCAGTAGCCGCCTTATTAAAGTCTTTTTGATGCTTGATAGCTCCGGCATTGATTTCCGTCAGATTACACATCTGGTAAGGTCTTAACGCAATTTCACAACATGGATTAGTGCCCCAATCTTTGTTGTTCGTCCAATATACTCCAGGCTCTCCGCAACCAGACTCCTCAATTCGCTTCATGAGCTGACTAAATTCGGCTTCGCTGACCTCCCCTCGTGGAAGAACTGCGCTGTTGTTGCTTCTAGCACGATAAGGGTGTGTCTTCCACCAGTCACCTGCTTTACATGATAACATTTCTTCATCGTCACGATCAAACAGAGAGATCATAGCCGCACGACGAATCCCACCGGCCAAGACTGCATCGGCAATAATGCAAGCCGCGTCATGAACTTCGACAGGTCGTAATTTACGACCCACTGCTACACGAAATAATGTAATTAACTGCTCTACACATATTCGTAGCGGTTCTGGACCCGGCGCTTGACCTCCAGTTGTAATAAGTTCCGCTCCTTTATCACGTATATCTCGGTAATCGAAGATAGGCAGGGTACCAGCGTTAAAGAAAGCCTTACATACGACTTTAACGGCATCTGACCAACCCACAATGCTATCTTGGATCTGATATTTGTATTCACCATCCGACTCTGGTGTTTTAATTTTAGGGAGTTTGTCTACGTGGCGATGCTGAACTGAATAGCCCATGCCTGTTCCACCTAAAAGTAAAAACATTAGTTCCGAGAAAAATTTAGTAGATTCAGCAGGAGCGTAAGCACAGTTGAATATCCTATTCTCAGCCATTAAGATGGGGCGTCCACCGAATTGTAAAGATCGCATGGACGGTAGTACCAACTTTGTTTTTACAAATTTCTCGTAAATGAAGTCGATTTGGTCAGCCATTAGCGGATACTTAGTCTTATGCATTTCTGCATTTCGATCTACAATCTCGGTCCAGTTCTCCCTACGTTTAACACCATGGTTAAATCGTGCATATTTGTTAAATACGGTTATATCCGCTAGTGCTTGTTTATCTGGCATTCTTTATGCTTTCTTTAATAACTCTATTACCAACTACTTTCATTAGTTGATTACATAAATTTGTGGTACAGTGGCGGATTTCATCAGTATCTTCTACATCATGAACTAGCGTAGGTAGAAGCTTTCTAATTTCGGAAATTGCTGTGTGGATTTTTTGTTCTACTTCATTCATACGCCTGTACTCCCAAAACCGCCGGTACCTCTAATTGTATCATCCCATAAGCCTGTTACATTAGGGTTGAATACCCTAAACTCAGGCAGTAGAATTGGCATAATTACTAACTGTGCAATGCGTGTATTAAACTCTGTAATTACATATGGATCAAGCCCGTTATTGATTAGTAGAACTTTAATGTTACCGCGGTAGTCGGAATCAATTACCCCTGTTCCATTAGCAATCTGAACTCTTAGCTTACCTTGGCTAGAGCGATTGAATACTAAGCCCACGTGGTTCTTAGGAATTTTAACTGCTAAGCCGGTATCTAGCAGGTGCTGATCACCTGGGTAAATAGTTATAGACTCTTTAGATACTAAGTCGCATCCAGCGTCTGAGGGGTGTGCCCGTACAGGCGTGCACCTAGGGTCGTCTAGTTTAATTGTTATTGGTATCATTTTATCCTTGTCTATTATTATTTACGTACATCCAATTGGCTTTAGCCATGAGTTTTTGCTGTAATCTCTCGATATGTTCATTTTGTTTTATTACAACTTCTTCTAAAGAGGTTACGCTATAGAAATGCATTAACGCTCTTAGTACCGCAGCTTCACTATTCATAGATATAACCCCAATACTTCATCAATCTTCTTGCAATTCTCTTTACCAATAGCATCCTCGCAGAAGGTTACTAGGTCCATTAGCTTATAGTTTAGCATTAGAGCATCAGCACCAAAAGCATTAAGATTAGCAATATATTTATACTTACTACTAATGGGTAGAGAGGCAATGATATCGTAGGTAGATCCGTATTCTTCCACCAAACTAGCAGCTTTCTTTGGGCCAATTCCGGGCACGCCAGGTACATTATCTCCAGGGTCGCCCATGAGGCACTTAATACTAATATAGCTATCACGATCCCACTCATAATGCTCATGCCAGTTCTCCACAGTAAATTCTTTTCTAGTAACGTAACTAAACTGGCTTACGTTGGTGTCTACCAAAAGTGACCAGTCTCTATCTGATGAAATTAGCCAGATTTGGGAACATTGGAAGCGTTTTCGTTTTGAGACGATGTACGCTGCGATATCGTCAGCCTCAACTCCGGGAAACCTAAGAACCGGAGAAACTCCATCGGACTCATATTGTTCAAGGATTCGTTGGACTTCGCCAAAGAACTCTTCAAACTCTGCTTTTTCTTCAGGTGTCTGATCTGCAAATTTATCTTTCCGGTTCTGTTTATACTCAGGGTACAGAGCCTTACGGTAGGAAGAGGAGCCCATATCTCCAGCAATTATTAGCTTATCGCACTTATATGACTTACGTAGGCTTTCTACTGTACGCATATAGTCTGTACAGAAGTCAACTGCCTTAGCGTGTTTATAGCGGAAAGCTAGGTTTAGCGAGTCGACAATCATAAGATTGCCTTCTTGCATTGTGTTTATTTGTTTAAATGTTTTTGCGGTCATGTATATATTATACTATATTTTAAATAAGTAATCAAGCGATAAATTTTGGTCGCTCATGCACCATAAAGTCATCTAACAATGCTACTGTAAAGAAGTGATCTTTAGCGCCGATTGAGATAGAATCATATAGTCCTGTTGGTAGGTCCGCGAAGGCGCAAAAGATTTTACTACGGTCAAACTTAAACACAAGCAAGGGGATTTTTTCCACTTGTATACCTTGACGTAATGCTTGTTTCCACCACTCAATAAGTTGCGGATTCCTGTCTGTCAGTATTTTACTAGTAAGGTGATCGTCTGCATAGTGTTTAACTTCTACACAGAAAAGGTTCTTTTCGTTTGGGACGTAAAGGTCGCCCTTTAGCCCATGTTTAGGGTCAAGGGCACCTGAGCTAGGTACCCTCTCCCAATTAAGTTTCGTGTGTACACGAAGGCTGTCTCTAATTAGGGTTTCTGCTCTAGCACCTTTAGCACGACTATCAACTACCATGAAAACTCCTTACCCGCGGGTAGCATTGTTTCTGAAGTTACAGGGAATAACTTTGTAACAGGATTAGGAAACGGAATCTTAGAGAAGTCAGTGTAATCGCCCCATAAGTACACTAGTGTGCTGTATAATTCTATGAATTTAACGCTTTGGAATATCTGAATATGCTTAGCGCCCCCATCTACTCTAAATTGTTTAGTAGTATATTTCATTCAATCCTCGATATATTATATTCTTTTATAACACTGATTTTTTCTAACAAAGGATGTGAGAAACCATGAGAGATTAAGAAGGTGTTTAAATTCTCTTCTTTTAGTAGAACCTCAATCAACTTTTCTTTACCTTCTACGTCTAGATTCTCAATAGTTTCATCTAGAATAAGCAAATTAGTACGACTATCACTAAGGGCTTGCATCAATGAGCGGATACCTAATAGAGTAGCTACGTTAACCCTAGCGCGTTCCCCCGTACTAAGTGCAGTAATTTCCACATCCTGACCATTATCTGTGATAACTACGTTCAACTTGTCAGCTGACGCAATTCTAAATGATAACTGGAAACGCCCATCTGCTAGCTCGGACAAATAAGTATTAGTAATAACTTCTAAGTCTTTTACTAAACATTCGATCTTATAAGCCACTAAACCTGTAGAACTAAACGCTTTCACCAAAACTTGGTAATTGGTGGAGTCTACTGATAGCCTAGTAAGGTTTAAATTGTGTGCTACTAACTCAGTGCGCATAGACTGCATTTGTTCCGAAATCACAGCAACTTTAGAGTTGTGCTCTGCAACCTTCTTATTTAACGCCTGAATAACACTAATAGAGGACTTAATGCTACCTATTGTTTTATTAAGGTCAATTACTTTAGCTTCGATTTCCTCTTTATTGAGAAGATCAGAAGACATACTAGAATCATAAAGAGCATGGTACTTTTCCCATTCTGCTAATTGTTTCTGAGCTGCTTGATACACTAGGTTAGACACTTCATGCTCTTTAAGCCTAGCTTCTAAACCTTTTTGTTTACCGAAAAGCTGATCGACCTTAACCTCAGCGTCTTTTACTCTTGTGACAGCAAAACTATTATCTACAGCTTGTTTACATGTAGGGCATGTACTACTACCAGTACCTGCACGAATATGAGCCTGGTAATGTGTAATATCCTTTTTAATACTAGCAATGTCTACCTTTAGCTCAGTAGCTGTTTCTTCCGACAGTTTAGGTTCACTAACCTTCACTATGTTAATACCTTCTAGTATTGCCTTGTACGTATTGTTAGTACTAATTTTCTTATTTGTACTAACAATGTTGGTTAGAGAGGCATTCAACCCTGCTAATTCTGTTTCTAACTCAGAAGGGTATTCAGGCTCTTGGGTCAGCACTTTAAGAGTAAGGTCTTCGTTAGCGTATTTCTTTAGCCAAGCAGATACTGTCTCCACTTTAGCTTCTTCCACGCTAACAGCTTTACTAATATCCGCAGCTAGTTTCTTAAATACATCCGAGGCTTTAGGATACTTGCTTAGGTCTAAAAGCTCAATTAGAAATGCTTTTCTTGCCGTATCGGTAGCTGTAAGGAATTCAAGCGCCGCTGCACTACTTTGATACACGAGCTGTCCAAACTTGATAAAGTCGTACCCCAGGATGGCTTCAATTTGTTTATAAGTGGCAGTAGCAGTATGCGAGCTAATATCCACACCACCACAGTTAAGCTTAACAGTACCACTAGAGTTAGTTCTACTAGTGCTAATAGTGTAATTGCTTCCATCTTTGTCAAAATCCAGTTCAATAAAATAGTTCTTAGACTTAGAGTACCTATTAAGAATACTAGCCTTCTTCATATCTTTAGAGTTCTTATTGAACTGAACTTCTTCAAGAATCAGCCCTAGAGAACTCTTGCCATGTCCGTTCTTACCTACAATTTGGGTAAGAGGGTTGGCATCTAATCGCAATACGTTATTCTTACCATAAGAGAAAGCATCGCTCCAACGTAGCTCTTTATATGTAATCATTCTTGCTGTAATCCCAGTGTCTGTGATCGTAAAATTGTACCCCAATGTATTTAGTAAATAGTGCTACGCCTAAACTTAACCCCGCATGATCACGTCTAAAAGTTAAATCAAAGTTAAGACCTATAATAGTAGCAGGGTGTGTAGCAAATTCTAATTCCAAAGACTTGTTCTTAGCAACTACCCAAGTAGTGGAACGCATGTCTTTGTAATCTGAGTTAGCCCAAGGATTTGTTAGGTATAAGGATAGGTTAATCATCTAATTTTTCTCTATTGTCGTTGAATACCTGTAGTACTTCATCTACCTTTTCATCCGGAAGCTGAAGAATATAAAGGAGGTACTCCTTAAGCTCTTCAACCATCGTCATTTTAGGGTCTAGAATTAACGCGGTATCTGTTTCACGTTTTAGTAATTTTTTGTCGATTAGGTCACTATCTTCCATAGCGCCTAGCTCAGCTAGATCCCCTTCAATCTCATAGATTGTATGATGATACTCGGTAGCAGGCATTGGGTCGCCTGCTTTAATTGTTTTACGTAGTAACTGGGGTAATGTTAACTCTACCCATTCGTGGCTATGGTCTGTAGTATCAAAAAGAATAACACCAGTGGCAACAACACTTCTATGAAAGCTTGTAGTAACGGGGGACCCTGGGTAAAGGATATTTCTTTGCGAGTTCTCATAACTGTGTAAGTCTCCAGCGAGCACTGTTTGCCAGTGATCAAAGATACTAAGGTCGACTTCAGGTTTGACATGGGGTTCGATAGCTCCGCGAACGTGAGTAAATAGAATTTGAGTTTCAAACCTAATCAAGGTTTTCTCATATTCTTTTAACTTATTGTAGGGAATAATATCAAAAGTATTTGTTGGATCGGTGTAGTAATCATCTACAACTGTTACTAGCTTATTAAGCTTATTAGTTACCGCTTTTAGGTATGTAAAGAAAGTCGTGTCTTTCTTTAGCGATTCGTGATTACCTGGGTAGATTAATGTAGGTATAGTACAATCAGCTACTATATCGTAGTAAATCTCTAGTTCCTGCATATTAGGTAACTTGTCAAATATGTCGCCGCCTATGACAAACATATCTGCGTGTTTCTGTGCCTCTACTAGGTCTTTACGTAGTAGCCTGTAACGGTTTAGGGTCCACTCTACAGGCACGTTCTTTTGTCCGATTTTGATGTGCAAATCTGCACTAAATAAAATTTTCATCTTAGTACCTTTAGTTTTAACCCATTATAGTTAATATCTTTAGTAAAAGCATCTTTAATTAGAATGGAACCTAAAGGGCCTACCTCTTCTAGTAACTGCACGTACTCGTCTATAGATAATTCCACATAGTCTATAGGAGTACTATTCATTTTTTCATGATACGCAATTTCTTGTAGCTGCTTACTAATGCTGTTTAGGAATTTAATTTTCATTAGTACTTACCTAAATATGCCCCACATATAAGGCAATCTTTTTGTGTCCAAGGACAATTATTGTGGTAGTCATGCGCGTCAGATTCTTTAATCTTCTCGTGCTTACACACTTTTTGGAAAGCCCGTCTAGCTTCACGCAATTTATTTTCTTGTGCTTTAATAGCTTTATCAGCTATTTTTTCTATTTGTGCTAACTTAGCAGTTTCTATTTCTACTAAACGTTGTTCTTTTGTTTTCATAGTGCAAAAAGCCGCTAGGAGCTTTCACTTCTAGCGGCTATTTTAATTACCCAAGTTCGTTGACCGCTTCACCGTCAACACCGCTGTCAGCAGCATCTTCTTCGGGCTGACCTTTAGTGATCTTCTCTAGCAGAGCTTTAATCTCTGTAGGAGTTTGACGTATGAACTTCTCGTCAATACTAAGTGCGGAACCAACGAGTTCTTTTTCTTCGTCTGTCAGAGCGCGCTTCTTGCAACGCAGAACAGATAGAGTGTACTCAACGTTGAAAGGCAGAGGACCTGTCTTAGCACGCTTGAATACCACGTCCCAGCCGTTATCGGGGTCGGTGGGGTCTCCAAGGTCTTCAGCTGCAGAACTAATTTGTTCAAACAACTTCTTCTTCAGATTAAGTACCACAACCTGGGGCTTACCCTCAACTGTAGCAATACAGTTCATTGAATAAGACCAACCGCACTTAACCTTAGGGAAGTACTCAGGAACATGGTCAACTTCCAAGTTATTGAACTTTTCTAGCTGACGATCAAACGCAAGGCACTCCACTGGAATATCTTTGTTGTTTGTACCTTTTAACCAGTAGACGTAACGCGGCAGAATGCCGCCGATTAGACGTACTGTGTTTTCACCATCTTTGTAAGCGTATGCAGGGTGCGAATTTTTTGCTGCTTTGCCTTTTGCTGTGCCGAATGCTAATGCCATATGTTATCCTTCGTATTTGAATTTAATTTCTTTGTTTGTAATTACTAATAACGGATTATGTTTAATTGAATCGTATATTAGATCAGGGAAAAAGCTAGTGTTCAAGGCTCTGTACTTATACTGTTTATATAAGTTCCAGTCCCGTCTACCTGCCAATTTTATGTACTGTACTCTAAAGAGATCATCTGTAGACTTATCAGCGAAGAAATCGCCGGGGTTAAGTAAATAAGATGTGCCTGCTAAGGAAACTTTAGAGCGCAGATTTATATTGTATTTGGTTAATGGTGCAGATTTATTCCAATGATAGTAGAGCATGTTAAGGAATTTTTTGGTATCATTACATGACTGCTCCTCTAAGGTTTTTAAGTTGAAAAATAGTGCCATTATCCGCCTTTTGAATAACTATTATAACACGATTGAACTTGCTGTGCAAGTTCAAATTTTAGATGCTACACATCGTGTTCTACAATGTCCCAACCCTTACGCTTGTAAAAGTCGAGTCTTTCCTTGTTCTGTTTCCTACTACCCGAATCTGCAAAATTCATATCGAGTACTAAAGGCTGGAGCTTACCAGGAAACAGACGTCTAATACGTCCGATGATCTGATCAATTAACCCATCAGCGTAAGCCGGGGCCGAAATCGGCCCAGCTAATATCACGCAGCTAAGGGGGTTGATGGAGATACCTTCTGCAAAGATTTGACGGCTTCCAGCCACGCAATCTTTTTTGCCTGATTCGATTTGGGCTTTGAGTCCTTCCCGCTCTTCAAAACTAGTCCCCCCAGTAATACACACACATTTTTCACCAATTAGTTCTCCTACGTTAATTAGAAACTCTACTCGATCTGCAATGATAAGTACCTTATAGCCCTTATCCATTTGTATCTGCGCTACTTTAGCAATAAACCCCTGGTACTCAGGGTCGTATAGAAGTTTATTAAGCTTCTCAGCCCACGTTGCCCCTGGGTCTAGGTGAACGCCGGTCTTGATAATCCTTACGCGAGGCGTCATTGTATCGGATTCGGCTGGCTGGAGCAGTTTAGGACTAAAGAAGTCCTTAAACATAACCTGCTTACCGTCTTTTCTAGTAATAGTACCAGATAGTCCAATCTTGTACCTACAGTACATAGCGTCTACAAAAGTAGAGAATGTACTAGCAGATACGTGGTGACACTCGTCAACGATTACTAAACCGAACTCTTTACTAATCTCTCCAACTACTTTAGTTAGGGTCTGGATGTTACCTACTGTAATAGGGTAGTCGTGGTCCATTTTACCTGAACCGATAATACCTGCATCCATACCAAACAACGCTTCAATTTCTTGCTTCCACATATCTCTAATCATAGTATTGTGACATACTATCAGAGTCTTCTGTCCTAGCTTTCTAGCTATATGTAAGGCGGTAAATGTCTTACCCCAACCAACTGCTGCGTTAATTAAGCAGTTGTCGTCAACTTCATCGTACACTAACTGCTGTCCAGGCCTAAGCGGGTGCTTAGGGTTTGGAAATGGCATATCATGGCTAATTCGCTTATCCACTACTTCATAATCCTCCGGTATGAGATCTCCTCTACCGATAGGAATTGAGATAACCTTACTACTAATCATTTTGTAGCTTTTAACTATATCAAACATTGAAAAGTGTGTTAGCCCAGGTCGTGGGGGTTTTCGTATTTTATATGTTAAAGCTTTTTGTAGTACTTTAGTTAGCTCAGGTGTAGTGTCTAAGTATATTCTGTTAGAAATAATTGCTTTAGGCATCTAAATCATCTTTGATTTGCTTATACATGATCTGGTATGAAGCAATATCGACGTATTTTTTGGCTACATCTATAGTTAAACTCTTGGCGTCTTGTTCCGCTTCCTTAATGAGCTTATCTAACCGAATAAGTTCTCTATTTAGAACGTATCGTGTTTCGTCGTTCATTACATAATCCCCGGCATCATAGTACCCATCTTTGGGATAGGTGGCATCATCTCAACTTGAATAGCATCTAGAACCGTATCAATATTTTTTAGCCCTTTGATAGCACGAGCTAAATCTTCCTGAAGACGTTCTACTTCCATAAAAGCAAACTGCCTATTACGGTGTATATCTTTGTATCTCTGCATTACAATATGTTCAATTGTTTCATTCATATTAATCTCCATGTTTCGTCAAAGGGTTCCTCGTATAGACCGTAAAGAATCTTCTCTAGACCTAGGGTGAGTACACCTGCGTATTTCATTGTATGTTTAGGTTTATGTAGCACTTTAAATCTCTGTGCATAGTCAATTTCAATAATAGCACCCCCACCTCCAATATCAAATACGCCTGTTATTGGGTAGCTTCTAAGAGGTACTCTACGCTGCTTAGCATAATTGAATACCTTGCCATTACTGTCGATAAGCCATTGAGAAGGTACGGCTACTTTTATCAAATCGCCTAAGAAGAACAGCGCTTTACGCAGAGGAAATAATGGCACATCAAGTGCCTTTATCTGAAGTCTACGTAAAGCTAAAGAATCTCCAGGTAACTCCGTATCATCTATTAGTCGAAGCTTTGTAGTGGTAACAATCTCACCTTCTTCATCTTCTGTATAACCCTCTGTTAAGTAATAGGTCATTCCACCTTTACTAATGGGTTTATCATTTTTTCTCAGAAGGTATACGGGCCAGCGAATTTCCGATAAGTTCATATGTTTTCTCAAACTTTCCAAATGAGTAGTCTTGCCCAATTTCTTGGTCAACACCAATAGGAAATCCTGGGATACTACAACCTCTATCTTTTTGTGTATTGCGTTTAACAATCTCACAGTATGCTTCCACATCTTCATCTTTAACCAGTGCTACGATTGAGTCGTGTACTAGCATGAAGATTTTAGCGTCAAGACTCTTTGCAGCTACTTCGTTAGCTGTATCCATAGCTGCTAAAAGGTTTACGTCGGAAGCAATTGACTGAACCTCAGAGTTAATTCCGCTCCTAACTTCATGTGCGGCAATACCTTTGTCATCAGAGAAGACGTTAACAAGACGACGCTTACGACCAAAGAAAGAATAAGTAAATCCGTTAGCACGGATAAAAGTTTCTCTAGCTTTGAGCCATCCCTTAAGCTTACTGAATTTAGTAAAGTACGTTTTAATGTCATCTTTTGCTCGGTCGAGCCCATAATATTCACCTGTTGCCTTACTAACCGTATCAGAAACTTTTTGGGGTCCTGAACCGTATAAAATCCCGAAGCTGATTGCCTTCGCACTCTGGCGTAAGGAAGGAAACAGCTTTTTTACGTCTTCTACTTCGCACGTAAGATCGAATACCATTTTTGCAATTGTTGAGTGAAAATCTCCGCCTAAAGCAAATACTTGTTGTAAGTTTTTATCACCACTTAGTACCGCAGCATAAAACATCTCAGCAGTTGCTAAGTCTTGCGAAACGATTTTGTAGCCGTTTGGCGATCTGATACAGGCTTTGATGATTGGGTCATCGCGGGGGATTTGCTGAGCATTAAACTTACCACTGCTGCTAAGACGGCCAGAAGTAGTAAAAATAAGATTAAAGTTAGTCCTAATGCGTTCATCTTTGTCCAATTCTGGTAAAATCTTACTAATGTAAGTATTCTTCATCTTTCCTAGTTGTCTAACTTTAAGGATGGCAGCAGGGAGGGCATGAAGTTCTGATAGCTCTTCAAGTACTTCAGCATCTGTTGAGATTGCTCCTGTTGCTGTCTTTTTTCCTGTATGCTGCAGGCCCACGTAGTCGAATAGTACTTTACGTAGTTGTTGTACTGAGTTGGGATTGAATATTCCACCTTGGTCCTTTTCAAATAGCTTTACTTCTTCAAAAGTATAAATCTCTTGCTTAGCTTCGGCTATCCACTTATCTAGATATTCCTCTGCTTGAGCCATCCTGACCTTATCAATCGGAATTCCAACTTCTTCCATGTCCATTAGGAATAAGGTACCGTTAATCAGTAGATTCTGGTAAACCCATAGAAGCCTATCATTTTTCTGCACTACAGGCCAGAACTTAATAAATAGTTCATATGTTACTGCGGTGTCTATAGCAGCATATTCACTGATAATGTCGAAGGGGATAAATTCGTAAGTGAAATCTTCTACCTTGATTCCATTGGACGCACAAAAAGACTTCTTGAATGCGTCCAGCTCTGAGTCATAATCACCATACGAGGTGTACTTTAACGCTAGAGCTTTTAAACCATGGCCGTCGTTTTCATCTAGCACGTAATGCATTACCATTGTATCATGAACTTTGGCGCGATTAAACGTAATGCCAAGGTGATACGCCATCATCTTATAGTCGAACTTCAAGTTATGAAATATGATGTAAAACGTATCTGCTATCTTTTGAAGAAGTCTAAGATTTTCTTCATCAAGGGCATCGGTAGAGATGTATCGTCCGTGTCCGGCTTTATAAGAGATGGAGACTCCGAGAACGTAACCGTCTCGTGGGTACAGACATGTGGTTTCAGTGTCGAATGCAACGTAGCCTTGTGCATTCTCGAGCACCTCCAACAAATACTCTCGGGCTTCATCAATGTCCAAGATTCCTTTAAAGTCGCCAGTCTTTGCTGCATTCGTAACTTCTCCACTTAAATACTTGTGGATACGGTCACAAGCTCGTTGGAAGGCAGGTTTGCCCTCCGGCTTAAAATGCAACATGGCAGGGTTACTGATAGGAATAAACTTATCATGAACCAACTGCCCCGCGAAGTCGGTCACGGACGTGACCTTCGCGTATTCTTTTGCAGCTTCGGATCCTACTAAAATAACGTAATCGTAGCACTCTAGATCAATATCTAAAGTAACGTCCTTCTTTAGTAGTTTTGTAATAGGCACTTGACTCATGTGAAAGTGCTCAAACTCAAACTTGAAATAATCTGAGTATCTATTCTTATTTGGGGCTTTGTCAATTACGCAAATTTTCATATTTTAACTGCTTTTAGTTCTCTAACCTTGTAACCTGCTTCTCTGTCTTGGTCGGTTGTCCAGTATTTATCGCAGATCGGGCAGCGCCAGTAAATCCAGTAAGAGTCGTCTTGTTTACAGTAATTACCTGTATCGGCATCATATTTTACATGTACACCTATATGATCACATTCTTCTCTAATAGATTCTATTTTAGCTATCGCTTTAGCTATCTTCGCTCTTTGCTTAGCTATTCGTTCAGTTATATTCATCTTGTATATTCAATTATAGATTCTACATACTCGTGGTCTAAGTCACCTGGGTCGTCTCCGTCAGGTAAATTAATTACTTCCACTGTAAAACCGCATTCTTCAATTAATGGTTTGATCTTGGTGGCGGCAGTTCTACCTGCGTCGTCACCATCGTAAAGTATAAATACTTTCTCTACTCCCATAACCTTATACGGGAGCATCTTATCTGCTGTGTCATTATACAATTTCGATGTACCAAATGTACACACAACATTCCTAGCGCCTTTGTCCCACATATTTAGTAGGTCAAACATACCTTCTACTAGAATAATATTCCTAGGATGGTCTGGCAGTTTGGCCGGATACATACCCACGGTAGCGTGCGCAGGGCGGATAAGATACCTAGGGTTACCATCAGATAATACATGCCTACCTACATAGGCTGTAACCTTATCCCTAATATCTTTAACTGGTATAACTAGTCTATCTTCCAGTTCAGGGTCTAAAGTAGTATGGAATGCTTCAAAATACTTTAAGGTAGCTAAGCTAATACCCCGGAACTTAGTAGGGAAAGGCTTAGCGCCTTTGATAGGTTCCAAGCCACTCACTGATTCTGTCAACGCTTTCAATTTGTCTTTTAGCTTTACGATTTTGATACTGACGTTGTTGGTAAGGACGCCGTAGAATTTGAATATGTTGGTTTTGAAACCACATGAGAAACAGTGGGCAATTCCGGTACTTTTGTCAATACGGAAGGAAGGGTTTGAGTCGTTGTGCTCCGGGTTGAAACACTTTGTAAGGTAGTCTCTACCAGAAGGTATGTAGTATACATTATGTTCTTTTAATAGGTCTGCTACTGGATCACTCATTAATCCTCCCAAGGAAGGACTTCAGCAGCAGATTCTCCAGTTGGTTTTGCTTCATCTTTTTTACCTGCTCGTGGAATTTTATCTTTAGGTTTTTCTTTACTTGCTGGCTTATCAATAGGGATTGGGCTAATACGTAGAGTATCCCAATTCATGCCACTGGTAAACTTCATAGCCTTATCACCACGGATTTTTGTAGTTTCCATAGAGATAGCACTATCTTCGTTGTGTGGCTCTAGGGTCATAGCAATATCTGCCGCGTCCAGAATACCTTTAGCAAACCTAGCCTCACCAGTTGCGTCAATTTGATATGGCGAAATAATCACGATGTCATACTTGCGCGCTAACTCTTTCAGTTTCTTAGATACGTCAACCTGCGGTTGCCAATCAAACTGTGATTTAGCGCCTTCAATGACAATCTGGTTCAAGTAGTCGATAACAGCTACCCCGAACTTTTCACCAAACTTAGCTTTCATCTTACCTAAGTGAAGATCAATACTGCTAAGAGACAGCTTACGGTCGTCTACAATAACCATCTGGTTATCTGGCTTTAGCTCACAGTAGCGATTAATACTATCTTCGAACTTGTACTGATCTCTATCCTGTACAAACTCTTGAACATACTTATCAGCGTTCGTAAACATTTCGGCACGGCACTTAACTACCTTCAGTAAGTCGCCGTCTGTCAGCTCGTTTTTCTTCAACGCCCTGTGGTCTACGTTAGCTAGAATAGAAATATTCCGCTGTAGTACTTCATGTGCAATCATTTCGATTGTGAAGTACACAGAGCTTAAGCCAGCTTCATACTGTGAGCAAAGAATATTACTACTAATAATAGATTTACCAGAGCCACGCTTTCCTCCGATAAGGATAAGCTCCTGTCTAGCAACGCCGTTCAATACGGAATCGAATGTGTTATTTAGTCCTAAGTGCATACGAGTACGTGCAAGTTCTTCTGGTCGTTGGAATACATTAACTTCTGCCATCGTGAATACGTTTTCGGCAGAAAGGGTTTTTTCGTCTAGAGTCAATACTATAGACGCAAGGCTTTCTTTAATTTCGGAACTATCGTAAATAGGTAGTTTGTCAATAAACTTGTCTAATAAGAGAATGCATTGGTTTTGTGTATACTGGTCTATTAACGCGTCTAGAGCTACCTCTGCGGTTACGTCTGTTTCATCAAGTAATCGTAAGGTAGCTAGAGTCTTCGCAACCGGAAGCTCTCTAACTGTAACCTCTAATTCGTCAAAACTAGGTATACTACTATAATGTGTATAATATCGATTTATATGTGTGTATAGGCTACTATAGCTAGGATCGAGAAAAGCGAGCTTAAGCTTAGCCCAAATATCAAGGTTCTTTTCTGATAGTAACTTATTAATAAGAATGGCGGAAATATCCATACTAACTTTCTTTGGCTAGTTTCCAGCCCTTATGTTGTTTTCTTTTGCCACTTAGCACAGCACTTAAGTTGCTTTGACCTAAACCATGTTCTTGAGCGAAATGAGTTATATTAGTAATAGTATAATCTTGGCCTTCTGGACTACGTATAGGGGGAAATACCTTACCTCTGTCCCCACCCGAATTATGATATTTAGGACGATTCTGTAGTACCCCCCATTTTTCTGGGTGTTTTAATTTTAACCAAGAATGTGTGTCTCCCCGTGAAATACTAGATATCCTACTTATAGGCACCCCCGTTAATGCGGATATCTCCGCGTGCTTAAGATCGAATCTACTAACTAGTATCTCAAATACTTCTTCTATTTTATCGTTGGAGTAGACAGATCTTCCATGCTCTTCTCCATAAAAAATAGGACAAGTATCTGCCTCTGCATTAGTGTTAAATCCGTAGATTACTGCATTAAATATTTCTATAGCTTCATTTTCATTTACATTTAAGTCTTTTTCATCACACTCACATAAAATCTCCAATGAGGGTTCCCCATACAGGCTATAAGCCTCTACCAGCTTTTTAGAAGTATTAGCAGATTTAAATCTTTGCTTATGTATAGCGTATCTCTGTTCTATATTAATAGACTGACCTACATAAACCTTATCAGTACCCTCAAATTTTAGCAAATATATACCGCATGTCATTATGTAACCTTACTCTCGTTATCTACTAAAACCTGGTCTAGGATTTCTTGTACTTTAAAAAGGACCTCTGATCTAAGGCTTTTTAGCTTTGGTTGGTACCCTATTTTATCATCAAATAGCATACTAAGTTGACGGTGAGTTACGATTTGCTGTAACCCAAAATAGATTAGATCGTACGCTTTAGTCGAATCTGGCATGATCTCTACAGTTACATTTTTGCCGTAGTTATGGGTCGCTTGAGCTACTACTTCTTCTACTGTGAGAGAATGCTCGTCCGTATATTTAATTGTTACTTCCATTTTAACCTTAAAGCGAAATAGGCCGGAGAGCTGATTAAAACTCCCGGCCTTATTAAATTAACCTGTTAGGTTAGAATTAAGCAGCTTTTGCTTCTGCTTTTGCTTTCTTAGCAGCGCCGTCATAGTCAGCTACCTTGATACCCCGGCGAGTCAGAAGGGTCTTCAGACCACGTTCTGTCTTATCCACAGCCTTAGCAATTTCTGCTACTGTCATGGTTGCAACTGCTGCACCCAAAGCTGCCACACCGTCAACCACGTTCTTTGCATGGCTTTCTTTTTGTGCAGGGATCTTGTCGATTTGTTCCTTACGCACCAGGCTCAGAGCCTTGCCACGTACGCTAGAGATGCTCTTACTAAGGGTAGCTGCAATTTCTTCGATGAACTTACCGGCTTGAGCCATAGTCACGAAAGTGGCTTCTTCCACATCGCTATAAGTACGAGCAACTTCCACCTTCTCAGCAGCCTTAACGCTACCAGTCAGTTCTAGAGCCAGAATCTTACCTTGCACTTGCTTAGCAGTAAACTTACCACCCGCAAACTTTTCCGAAATGTCCTTGTATGTAAAGGCACCAGCGTTATCTTCAACAAAGGCTGTCAACTCAGCACCTTCGTCGTCCGAGAATGTAGCCTCTTTAGCCTTAGCCATAGAAACAACTTCCCTGTCAAGCTGGCGTAGCTTTGCAGCAACGGAACGCACAGATACTTCTAGTGCTGAGGCAGCTTGTTCGACCAAAGCCACGGTCACGGGACTGGTGTCACCTACGATTGATAGAAGGGTGGCAACAGATTCGTCGGACCATTTCTTGTTCTTAATTTCGCTCATTATGTTTTTCTTTCTGTTTAGATCATTTAGCCTGTAATAGGTCATTAAGATCGGTTATAATTGTAATGCCGTATGATTCGGCCTTATCGCGTTTACTAGACCCTTTGCCTTCTTCATCAACTAGATAATCAGTAGTTTTAGTTACTGAGTCTACTAATGTGAACCCTGCCGCTGTGAGCGCCCCCTCAGCATCGGATTTCTTTTTGTAGGACTTTAATTTACCTGTAATGCAAACCTTTTTTGCGTCTACGTTTACTGTAACTTTGTTGCCACTCTTAAAGTCGAATGGCAGAAATTCTTTCATCTCTTGGTAATCTGTAGTAACCCAGTTCAATAGGTTCTCTGTTACCTTTGCACCTAGACCTGCTCTTTGGCAAGTTTCTTGAGTAATTTCACGAATATCGGATACAACTGTCGCTATTTTCTTTGCAGCCGTTCCCCCTACTAAAGGGATAGAGAAAGCGGCGATCACGGTTTCTAATGACGCTCCTTTTGCTCGTTGAATTTCATTGAAAATCTTTGTGCCTACTGCCGTACCTAAGTCGCAGCAAATAGAATCAATATCGAGGTAGAATAGTTCCACTAAATCATTTAGATTTAACTTCTCTACTGCTTTAGGCCCTAAACCTTTTATACCCAATACTTTTGCAAAGTTCTCAACCTTTTTTAGTAACTGTGCACTACATGCGGTATTCCGACAGAACAACTGATCCTTGACCAGTTCCAGTGGGTACTCGCAGCAAGGGCATGTTGTCGGAATTTCAATCTTCATAATTACTTTTTTGTCTTGATGTAGTTATTATAACTCATTTAGGAAGGCTTGGCAAGTGTATTTTTTTAATGCTTACCCAAAGGAATTTTAAGCGTCAACCTTATGAGTAATGCAAGGTATGATTTCTCCTGCTCGTATCACGCCTACAGTGTCACCAATGTGTAAATCCAACATCTGGATGAACCCAGGATTATTTAATGTAGCACGGCTTACTAAAGCGTCACCAATCTTTACAGGGGCTAGAATAGCTACCGGAGTGACCTTCCCCGTCTTTCCGACGTTCCACTCGACGCCGATGATTTGGGTTTCGACTGCCTCTGCGCGATCCTTTTTCGCGTATGCGCCACGCGGGTGTTTCGCTGTATAACCGAGCGTATCAAAGCCATCATTGCTATCAACCCTAAAAACGAGGCCGTCACAAGGGTAAATATTATGAATGTCGTTAGCGTAAACTGTGTCAAATCCATATGATGTTAGCTCCTGCATGTCTGCTGAGAACTTATCGTTAGCATAAGGATACACACCGTAAGCAAAGAAGCTAATAGCCCTAGTACGAAATTGTTCCAAATCCTTTAGATTTAGTGCACCTGCTGCGTAGTTACGAGCATTCTCAATTGTTTTAGGGGCTACTACTTCTCCAATCACTTGGAAAACTCCCATGCGGGTAACATTGAGTGGAACTAGGTCTTTTCGGGCATACATCTTATCAGTAATGTCCGTACCTTCCACCCCATCGCCTCGGGTAATAGCGTGAGTAAGCTGTCCATCAATATACAAAAGACTAATAGCGGCTCCGTCAAGCTTCGGTGTGCAAGTAGTATTGTACCCTTGTAAAGGGGCAACACCTTCATCTTCATAGTATTTTTGAAGAGAGAACATTTGACGAAAATGCTTTTTAAGATGGTCATGTTGTTTAGCACCGACTGCCTGATAATCAGCAGCCTCCGCGAGCCTATCAAACACCTCGTCAGAGATTGTAGGGCGGCCTGCGTAATAGTCGGCACTTGCTGCGTCTAGGTAGTCTTTAATGTTTTTCATAGTCTATATTATATCAAATTTTAGCAAGTGCCGCAAGTCTAATCTTCTTCAACTAAAAGGGCGACACGCTGAGGCAGTTCCTTTACATGGATTACATCAGCGGTTCCAATAACTAGTACCTGGGTTACGCCCCTATCACTTGTATCTACGGCGACAATATGCATTGGGTTTAGAAAAACTTCTGTATCGTCAAGATAAGTTAATTGAATGAGTTTCATTGGTTTAATAGTTTGTTAATTGTTTCAACCAGTAAAGGGATTTCGGTAGGGTCTAGACGCAGGGTAATTTCATTATAATTGTCGTTATACTGGGTTAGCGTAATAAACCTACCACCACCTTCATCTACTAGCTTGACAGTAGTAGTGTCTTGGGTAAGATCAGGGTCTTCATCTCTATGAATGATAATTTCTGTTATAGTTGCTTTAATCACCGGTAACTCCAAAATGTTTTAGTACTAGGTCCTGACGTTCTTCTTTGGAGACAATCTCCATCAAACCGTCCAGAAGTGAGAGAATGTTGTCCATCGAAGCTTCCATACTAACGCCTTCTCTTGAAGGTACGTAATCCCCTTCGTAAGATAAAAAGTATTTACGTAAATGTACATACTGTACTCCTCGAAATTCATTAACAACCAGCCTAAGCTGGTATCCTTTGGTCTCGTTCTCATAAACGAGTTTTTCGTATAGCTCGGGTTCAAATTCCATAATAATCCTAAAGAGTGACTATTATATCACTTTTGCAACTCGGCCGCAATATCAAAATTTTCATCCATAAGCTCGATTGAGCCTTGGTCAGGTGTAAGTTGCTCCAGCCAACCGCTAAGAATACTATTCGTGTAGCTACTCATGCCATAGGCATCTTTATGGCATCTGTAAATACTTTTAGTGTACTGAGGGAACTCGATCCAAT